TAGTAGGAACAAATATTGAAGTTACAAATCTGAAGTATGACTCCGATACGACCTCTATGATTATATCAAATACTGGTCAGGTTACGATACAAGGTGAGGGTACTAATACCACTAACCTACAACAAGGATTAACAAAGGTTTGGGGTAAAATTAACTGTCAGGGAACTCCCTCTATTTTACAATCATTTAATGTAAGTTCTGTTGTAGATGTAGCAACTGGAAAATTTGAGTGTGTTTATACTAATGCCACCAGTAGTACAAATGTTGTAACAATGAGTGGGCAAAATAATAGCACCTATGATGAAATTTATTATGCTAACCAACCAACAAATGAATTTGATAGAGCAGATATACGCTGTTCTAGGGTAAGTACAAGTGCTTCTTGGTTTGATACATATAGAATGTCTTTTACTGTACATGGAGATTTAGCATGAGCACATTAGTTATAGATACTATACAAGGTAAGACAACCGCTGGTTCTATTAACGTTCGTGGTGAAGGTTCGAATAACACAAACTTACAACAAGGGTTAGCGAAAGTTTTTTCTTCTTTGTCTCATGAAAGTAGTACACCTACAGCAAAGGATACGTTTAATGTCGCATCTTACACAGATAATAATACAGGAGTTGTTACTGTTAATTATACTAATAACATGACTATTGCAAATCATTGTGTTGTTGCTATGGCAAATTACAGAGAGAGCTCTGCTCAATTAAAAAATATAGCGAGAAATGAAAATTCATCTTTTAACACCAGCCTTCATGTACTAATTACAGGTGAAGGCACGTGGACTTTAAAAGATGGTGAAAATATAAGTTCAGTTGCAACAGGAGATTTATCATGACAATTGAAACACCTGAATTTCAGGGAACACATTTATGGGAGCGATTACACTGGGCAAAAGAAAAACTTGAGCCTATACAATCCGATTACAGAGTTGTTTGGGAAGATCCAAACGAACCTGATGAACCGGCAAAGGTTACGATACCAGATCCAAACTGGATGGCCTGTGCTATGCAAGGTGGAATACTACCGCCAGTTCAATCTTATTGGGAACTTAAGAAAGATGAGGCGCAACCAGATTTTAAGAAACATACGAGAGGTTATCTACTACATAATACACAACCAGTTGATAAGATGACCGAAGAAGAAGCAATAGAATATTTGATTATGAAAGACATACCAGAACACGTATGGAAAGATTATGATAAATCAAATCGTAAGAGATTAGTAATTTGTAAAAAACAAAATCTTCCAAGTCATAGGATATGGCGTAACTCATGGAAGATAAATCAAGAAGTAGCATAAGGAGAGAAAGATGACTACAATGATTCAAGATAAAGATGGAGTAATTGCAGCCGCTCCGTCATCAGTGCCAGACAGGCACTTTCGAAATGCGTGGATGTTTGACAGCGCTCAAACAGCTATCACCGAAGACTTGGCCGCAGCAAAAGTAATATTTCAAGATAAGATAAGAGAAGTCAGAGGGCCTTTACTTGAAGCTGAAGATGTGGTGTATATGAAAGCTTTAGAAGCTGATGACGCAACTGCGAAGGCAGCAAGTGTTGCTAAGAAGAAGAAACTTAGAGATGCTCCGGCTGCTTCTGCAATTACAAATGCCGCTGACATTGCAGCATTAAAGGCGACATGGGATAGTGATGTATTAGGAACAAGTCCATACGCTTAATGTATAAATACCATTAAAGGATTTAGAAATGGCAGCTCCAAGCTCACGCGCAACACTCATAGACTATTGTAAGAGAAGACTCGGCGAACCGGTAATTGAAGTTAACGTTGATGAAGATCAGCTAGAAGATCGTCTTGATGAATCGTTACAATATTATCGTGAGTATCATTCTGATGCGACCGTAAGAACTTATCTTAAACACTTAGTAACTGCAACTGACGTGTCTAATGAATATATCACTCTTGCTAGTAACATTATATTTGTGTCAAAGATGTTTCCATTAACGAGCTCATTTAATAATTCAAGAAACTTTTTTGATATTAAGTATCAAATGATGTTAAATGACATTGCCGATCTTATGAACTTTGCCGGCGACTTAGCTTATTATGAGCAAATGCAGCAGTATCTCTCCTTGCTGGATATGAAGTTGAATGGTCACCCACAGGTTCAGTTCTCACGACGTCAAAATAGACTATACATCTTTGGTGACTTTGCTGATGGTGACATCAAAGAAGGTGACTATATTGTAGCCGAAGTTTATACAGAAATAAATGACAGTGATCACACGTCAATATTTAATGACATGTTTGTAAAAGAATATACTACTGCACTAATAAAACAACAGTGGGGTCAGAACTTAATTAAGTTTGAGGGTATGCAACTACCGGGAGGAGTCATTTTAAACGGAAGACAAATATATGATGATGCAACCGGTGAGATAGAAACGTTAAGGCAAAGAGTTAGAGACGAGCATGAGTTTCCACCTGACTTTTTCGTAGGATGACATGGCAACAAACTTATACTTCAGCCAAAAAGTACGATCAGAGCAGAATCTCTATGAAGACATAGTTATTGAGGCGCTAAAGGCATATGGCCAAGATGTGTACTACTTACCACGTGATATCGTAAATGAAGACAAGATATTTGGAGACGATCCAGTATCAAGCTTTAATTCATCTTATATGCTGGAAATGTATATTGAGAATACAGAAGGTTTTGAGGGTGAAGGAGACTTGTTTACGAGATTTGGCGTTGAGATACGTGATGAGGCAACCTTTGTGGTATCAAGAAGAAGATGGGCTGACACAGTTGCAAGATATGATAACGAGATCACTGTTCAGAGACCAGCCGAAGGTGACGTAATATATCTTCCATTAAGTAAATCATTTTTTCAAATATCACATGTAGAGCATGAACAACCTTTTTATCAGTTAAGTAACCTTCCAGTTTTTAAGATGAGATGCCAGTTATACGAGTATACTGGCGAAGACATGGACACTGGCATTGATGTCCTTGATGATCTCGAGGGTAAGTATGCTTATAAGTATATCTTAACTCTTGATAATACAAGAGACAGTGCTCAGGCAAGTGCCACATTGAGTTCAGGTGCACTACAAAGTCTTAATATTACTGACAGCGGAAATAATTATTTTACTAACGCTCCAACTGTTACCGTAATTGACTCAACTGGAGTAGGTGCAGCAATAGTTGCAAGTATTGACAGTAACAATGGAAAGGTAAACGGACTTACCATTACTAACCCTGGCAGTGGCTATTCAAGTCCTACTATAAAATTTACTGATCCAAATCCTACTACGTTTGAGGTTGGTGAGGCAATAACTAGTCCAAGTGGAACTACGTTAATGCGAGGTGAGGTTGTCAAGTATTCAGATTCAGATGATAAGCTACATATTATTCATGCAGGAGCGGATGACGGTAAATACCATACATTTGCTGCAAATAAGCATGTTGTTGGGTTAAAATCCGGAGCAGGTGGAGTAATTACTTTAGTAGTAGAAGACAATCAATTATCAAATAACGAACAAAATACAGACTTTTCAACCGGTGCAGATTTTATTGACTTTAGTGAGTCTAATCCATTTGGCGATGTGAGTAACAACTAATGTTTGGTGGACACTTTTATCATTCTAAAACTAAAAAAGCGGTAGCGCTGTTCGGCAGGCTTTTTAATAATTTATATGTTATACGACAAAACTCGTCTGGTGCTGTTATAAGCCAATTAAGAGTTCCACTATCATATGCTCCAAAACAAAAATATCTTGAAAGAATAAGAGAGAATCCTGACTTAACAGAAGATACGCAAGTTGCAATTAAGTTGCCAAGATTATCTTTTGAGATCACATCTATTTCATATGATGCGCAAAGGCAGTTAGCTAAGGTAGGTAACTTTACTACGAATGCTTCGACTGGTGAGAATACAAAGAGGCAAAGATTCTTTAATCCTGTTCCATATTCTATTAACTTTCAGTTAAATGCATATGCTAAATCACAAGATGACGCACTACAAATTGTTGAGCAAATACTTCCTACGTTTAATCCACAATACGCGTTAACAATAAAGCCCTTTCCAACAGAGTATCCTGGGTTTAAAGAAGACATACAAATAATTATACAAGGTGTTTCTTTTTCAGATGACTTTGAAGGAGCAATGGAGCAGAGAAGAACAATAATATATAGCTTGGACTTTGAGATGAAACTTAGTTTTCATGGTCCAATTACAGATACTAGCATTATACGTGATGTTAGAGCGAAAGTATTTGATATTAAAGCAGGTCTTAATGACTCTGACATAGGATTGGAAACAATAGTTGTTACTCCTAATCCATCGAGTGTTATAGGTCTTGATGATAGTACTTTTGGATTTTCAACCAATATTTTAGATAGTGTGAGTTAAAAAATGTATGAGTATAGATGTAAGGTAGTAAAGATAATTGATGGCGATACAGTCGATGTTGACATTGATTTAGGTTTTGGAGTGTGGATGCATAAAGAGCGAGTAAGACTTTACGCAATTGATACACCTGAGTCAAGAACGAGAGATCTCGTTGAGAAAAAGTATGGACTTGCTGCAAAAGATTTCTTAACTGGAATGCTTGATGATGAAGGTGGTATTATACTTAAGACTCATAAAGATGCTACAGGAAAATTTGGTAGAATACTAGGTGAGCTGTGGAGAACTACAAACTACGCTGATCAGTCGATAAATGATTATATGGTAGAAAAACATCATGCTGTCAGATATTATGGTCAATCTAAAAATGATATCGAAGACGAGCACATTAAAAACCGTGAGTTAGTGACATTAAATGAGTGATGATATAAAGAAGTTCTTTCCTCCAGAAGAAAAAAATATTGATAATGACTATAAGTATTCAAGAGACACTTATTACGAGCTCGTAGAAAAAGGTAAGCAGAGTCTTGAGCTCATGATCGAGGTGGCTAGAGAAAGCGAGCATCCTCGAGCCTTTGAGGTATTATCTGGTATGATAAAAAATATATCAGATGTTAATGATAGACTAATGGACTTAAATAAGAAAAAGAAAGATATTGACAAGAAAGACGAGATCAAAAAGATTGCAAACACTACAAATAATCTTTTTGTAGGGTCTACGACTGAGCTACAGAAGCTACTTAAGAATGAATCGGATATAGTGAATGTCACTCCAAAACAGGAATGAAAACTATCTAGGTAATCCAAATATTAAAAAAGACGGTATTACCTCAAACTTCACAAAAGATCAGGTACTTGAATACGCAAAGTGTATGAAAGACCCTGTATACTTTGTTGAAAGATACGCTAAGATAATATCTCTTGACAAGGGTTTAGTGTCATTTAAGTTATATCCATACCAACAAAAGATGTTTAAGCAATTTGAGTCGCATCGATTTAATGTTGTTCTGGCATGTAGACAATCTGGAAAATCGATATCAGCGTGCGGTTACCTTTTATGGTTTGCCTTATTTCAATCAGAAAAATCAATTGCAGTACTAGCAAACAAGGGCGCTACCGCACGAGAGATGTTAGCAAGAATTACGATTATGTTAGAAAACATTCCATTCTTTCTACAACCCGGATGTAAAGCTCTTAATAAATCCAATATAGATTTTAGTAATAACAGCAGGATTATTGCAGCTGCGACTACTGGGTCATCAATTCGTGGATTATCTATAAACTTATTATACTTGGATGAGTTCGCATTTGTTGAGCGTGCGGCAGAGTTTTATACTTCAACCTATCCTGTTGTATCATCTGGTGGAGATACGAAGATTATAGTGACTTCTACTGCAAATGGAATTGGTAATACCTTTCATAAGATATGGGAGGGATCAATACAAGGAGTTAATGAGTATAAGAACTTTCGTGTTGACTGGCATGATGTGCCGGGAAGAGATGAAAAGTGGAAAGAAGAGACAATAAACAATACTTCACAGATACAATTTGATCAAGAATTCGGTAATACATTCTTTGGAACTGGTAATACTTTAATTAATGCTCAAACATTATTAGACTTTAGAGCAAAAGCGCCGGTTAAATATTTGGAAGGTGGAGACTGTTTAATATATAAAGAACCTATAAAGAATCACGAGTACATATTAGTTGCCGATGTGTCAAAGGGAAGAGGACAGGACTATTCATCTTTTTCTTTAATCGATATTAACGTTCGTCCTTTTGAGCAGGTTGTTGTGTATCGCAATAATACTATCTCTCCATTACTCTTCCCTAATATTATATATAAGTATGCAAATGTCTACAACATGGCATACTGTATTGTTGAGTCAAATGACCAAGGATCGGTGGTATGTAATGGATTATATTATGATTTAGAATATGAGAACCTGCATGTTGAGTCGGCAGTAAAAGCAAATGCTATAGGAACTGAAATTAATAGAAAGTCAAAGAGGCTTGGATGTAGCGCCTTAAAAGACTTATTAGAAAATAATAAACTTAAAGTTGTAGACGAGCAAACGATTTTAGAAATATCTACATTTGAGGCAAAGGGACAAACATTTCAGGCATCAATAGGAAATCATGATGACTTAGTTATGAACTTAGTTTTATTTGGTTATTTTGTCTCATCCGCATACTTTTCTAACTTAACTGATATTAATATTAAAGATGTTATATTTAAGCAAAAGCTTAAAGAAATTGAAGATGACATTGTTCCATTTGGATTTATAAGTGATGGTACAGATGAAGTAAAAAGAATAGAACCTACTGAAGATCATCCATGGGCTATCGAGTATGATAGAGATTTGTAATATTATAAATAATGGTAACAATTGAATATTCGTATAATGTTAATCGCATAATAAAAAGGAAAATAAGATGGCACTCTCTACACCCTCCGAATCACCTGCGGTTGTTGTCAAAGAAATAGACCTGACTGGTGGCGTGCCTAATGTCCAGTCAACTACAGGCGCAATCGTAATAAATTCTAGGTGGGGAACTGTTGAGGAAAGAGTAAAGCTTAGCACAGAAGCTGAACTCGTCGAAAAATTCGGCTCACCAGATTCTGCCACCACGTTTTCGTTTCATACCGCAAACTTTTTCTTGAAGTACTCTAGTGCACTTCAAACTGTTAGAGTTGTTGATGGCACAGCTAAAAATGCTGTATCAACAACAGGTCAAACAGCTGCGGCTACTTCAGCAGGATTACCTACAGAAGTTGTGAAAAATGAAACGAGTTTTAATTCACAGTTATCTGGATTAGATTCAGATCTACATACATTCGTAGCAAAATATCCGGGAGCACTTGGAAACAGCTTACAAGTTTCTTTATGTCCTCATTCAGCAAATGATTCAGCATTTACTCAATGGGCATATAAAAATGAATTTGATGCCGCGCCTGGGACTTCAGACTTTGCTACTAAAAACAATGCAAGCAATGATGAAGTCCACGTTGCTGTCATAGATAAAGCTGGTCAATTTACAGGTACACAAGGCACAGTACTTGAAAGATATGCGTTCTTATCCCTTGGCTCCAATGCTAAAGACGGAGCAGGATCAAATATATTTGTTAAAGATGTTTTGAATAAAAATTCAAAATATGTTTGGTTAGTTGATTTTGATTCAGATTTAAGAGGATCAGGTGCTGGTACATCAATCGATAGTGCAGATAACTTTACTAAAACGACAGGCACTACAAACACAGATATTGATTATAATTTTAGTCAAGGAGTTGATGTTTCAGCTATTTCAACATCTCAGATTTTAGCAGGATATGATCTTTTTGAAGACAAAGATCAAGTTGAAATTGATTTTTTAATAGCTCCAAGATTAACAGATAGAGCGGGCGCTACAACCGTGGTTAATGATCTTGTAGCTACTGCACAGTCTTTAAGAAAAGATTGCGTAGTTGTAGCATCACCGGCAACTACAGATGTTGTCAACGTTACTTCATCATCAGATATTATAACAAATATTGTTGCAACAGCTGATACATTTACTAAGTCTTCATACTTAGTTATGGATGGAAATTATCTTAAGGTGTATGATAAGTTTAATGATCAATTTATCGAAATACCTGCAAACTCATCTACTGCTGGAATAATGGCAGCTACTGATCTTAATAGAGCACCATGGTTTTCTCCAGCAGGATCTAGGAGAGGACAATATCTTGGAATTACTTCAATTTCATTCTCACCTACTAAACCGCAAAGAGATACTTTGTATAAAGCACAAGTAAATCCTATTGCAAATATTCCGGGTGCTGGAGTAATATTGTTTGGTGATAAGACAAAACTTGCAAGACCTTCTGCATTTGATAGAATCAATGTACGTAGGTTGTTTTTAGTTCTTGAACGAGCAATTGCAAGAGCGGCTGAACAGGTACTCTTTGAATTCAATGATGAATTTACGAGAGCAGAGTTCGTCAATATTGTTGAGCCAGTATTACGTGAGGTGAAGGGTAGACGTGGTATTACAGATTTCAGAGTAGTTGCAGATGCTACAAATAATACACCTGCAGTTATAGATAGAAATGAATTTATCGCAAGTATCTTCATTAAGCCGGCTAGGTCCATTAACTTTGTCACACTTAACTTTGTGGCAGTAAGAACAGGTGTCGACTTTGAAGAAGTCGTTGGCACAGTTTAGGAGGTAGAAAATGGCAGTATTAGGCGTAGATGATTTTAAATCAAAGCTAAGAGGCGGTGGGGCACGTCCTAACCTCTTCAAGGCTACCATTAACTTTCCTGGGTATGCAAACGGTGATCCAGAACTGACATCTTTCTTATGTGAGACAGCTCAGTTACCGGGATCAACACTTGGCCAGATAATTGTACCATTTCGTGGTAGACAATTAAAGATGGCCGGTGATAGAACGTTTGATGTCTGGACAGTTACAATAATAAATGACACAGACTTTGCCATTAAAAATGCTATG